GAAGATAACTTGTACGACAGCTTGTCTGCTCGCTACACCAAAGGCTTGGCTCGTGCTATGGCTTACACCAAGCAAGTCAAGGCTGCTGCAGTTTTGAACAACGGTTACAACGCTCAGTACACCGGCGGTGACGGCGTGGCTTTGTTCTCTACCGCTCACCCCTTGGTTAACGGCGGCACTAACAGCAACACCTTCTCCACTCCTTCCGACTTGAACGAAACTGCTTTGGAAGCAGCCGTCATTCAAATCGCTGCTTGGACGGATGAACGTGGTCTGTTGATCGCTGCTAAGCCCCGCAAATTGGTGGTTCCCCCAAGCTTGATGTTCGTTGCTACTCGTTTGTTGGAAACCGAACTCCGCGTTGGTACTAACAACAACGACATCAACGCCATCAAGAACAACGGTTCGATTCCTGAAGGTTACACCGTTAACCACTTCTTGACCTCGACCAACACTTGGTTCTTGACCACTGATGTGCCTAACGGCCTGAAGCACTTCGAGCGGATTCCGTTGCAGAATTCAATGGATGGTGATTTTGATACGGGCAATGTACGTTACAAGAGCCGTGAACGTTACAGCTTTGGCTGGTCTGATCCTCTGGGCGTGTTCTCGTCCTACTAAAAACAAGGGTTTACCCCCATGTTTGAAGGCCCTTCGGGGCCTTTTTCTTTGCCTAAAAACCAGTACAATTATTACCTGTAACTAAGTCACAGGAGTAAATATGGATACCACAAACCTACCCAAGACCCGAGAAGAAGCAAAGCGAACCGGGGCCAAGTACTACTTCACTGGACAGCCGTGCAAGCATGGGCACATAGCTGCACGCAAAACTAAAGGAGCCTGCGTTGAGTGCCTAAAGGTCGAATGGGAAAAAGCCAATATCACCCGTGCAGAGTACTTTAAAGAGTACAACAAACGAGAAGATGTCAAAGACCGTAAAAATGAGTGGTATGTAGAGCATCGTGAACAAGTAATAGCCGCTGCTAGAACCCGGCCTATTGCGCAGTTACGTGAGTACCGAAATGTTTGGAAAGAAAACAACAAGTCACAAATTCGAGCAGATACTAAGGCGCGGCGGCGTAAACATCGTGAGGCAACACCTCCTTGGCTAACAAGAAAACAAAAATCCGAAATTAGGCAGCTGTACCAAATCGCTATTACGATGACTCAAACAACGGGGGAGCAATATGTAGTCGATCATATAGTTCCTTTGCGCTCTGATGTTGTTTGCGGCCTTCATGTGCCGTGGAACCTACGTGTCATCACACAGGAAGAAAACTTAAAAAAGTCCAACAAACTCCTTGACACCTCTGCCAAATAAGGTATATTGAGCGCATCTGGGAATTCGACCTTGTTGCCACTGGCCCAGCAGACGATGCAACGATTAACAAGGTAACTTTTGCATAAGGACATTTGTCATGGCACGCAGTACATTTGAAGGCCCAATCCTTTCGGGCGACAACCGTTTTGGCGCTTTGCGCGACGTTGGTTACACAGTCTTGGAGCAAGACTGCTACATTGATCTTTCCAACACTACTGTTGGCACTGCTGGTTACTCTGGCGGTTCGGGCCAATTCGTTTGGGGCAACAACATCCCCAACTTGAACGGCACTGTTTATACCCCCTCTAGCGTTTACAGCGCTAACGGTCCCACGATTGTTACCCCCACTGCTGACGTGACTGGTTCTGGCGCTGGCCAAATCTATCGTGGCGCTGTGATGTATTTGCCTATCAGCAGCCAAATCATTGATATCACTGTTGACTACATCTCCGCAATCACTGGTGAGTCTGGTGCTACTTTGAGCAACACTTCTGTGTTTGTTTCTAACGCTTTGACCGCTGCTGGTGGTACTCCTACTTACGCTACTGCCGCTCTGGGCACTACGACTGTTGGTACTGCTGGTCGTCAAACCATCACTTACACTGGCACTAACTTGGCTAACTTGTTGGCTACCACTTCTGACATTCAGAACCCCACCTTGGGCGCTAATCCCTCGTTCTTGTCGCAGATCGTGTTTACCTTGAGCATCACTGGCTCTGCTAACGTGGCTGCTCCTACTGGCGGTAAGTTGAACTTCATTGTTCGTTACGCTCAGAACGACAACAACATTGGTACGTTGACTCAATACCCTTACGGTAACCTTGACTAATTGATCCGGGGGCTTCGGCCCCCTCTTTGTAACTAAGGAGATCAATATGGCTCAAAGTCCGAACGGTATTCCAAGTACCAACAATTCAATCCAGTCGATTACTCGTCAGGCTCGCTTTGAGCCGTTTGAGTTGCAGGTTGCACGTGGCCAAATTTATGGCCACAGTGTCCTGAACATTTATGGCTACCAGACAGCGGTAGGCACATCGTTTGTGCCTGTGTGGGAAGGTAATAGCTCCTACACGTTCCCGTCGTCTGCAATCCAAATGCACATTGTTAGCTCTGTTAACACTGGCGACGATAAAACAGGCACGCTTGTTACCATCAATGGGTTGGACGCTAACTACAACCAAATTTCTGAAACTATAAAGTTGAATGGTACGACTGCTGTGACTACAGTCAAATCGTATTTCCGTATCAATAGCATGGCGGTAGCTAGTGGCGCACCTACTGGCAACATCACACTCAAAGATACCTCGGATACAACTTTGTACGCAGAAATTGCAGCTGGTAATGGTCGCACTTTGATGGGCATCTATACCGTCCCTGCAGGCTTTACTTTCTACTTAAGCCGTATTGATATCAATACCAGCTTGAACGCCAACCCTGCTGGTTTTGCAACGTATCAAAACTATCAGACCAGCAACACTGGTGTATCCACTGTTACTATTGTTGCGCCGTTTACAAACAACTACCATACGCAACGGGTTATGCCCCGTGCTGTGGCAGAGAAAACGGACATTCAACTGCAAGCAAAAGTTAGCACCGGCACTGCGGCCTTAACGGTATCGCAAGAAGGTTATTTAATTTCAAACGGCAGTTAATCATGTCTACTCCAGCATGGCAACGCAAGGAAGGCAAGAACCCCAACGGCGGCTTGAACGCCAAGGGGCGGGCCAGCGCCAAAAAGCAAGGGATGAATCTGAAGCCCCCGCAACCAGAAGGCGGGTCACGCAAAGACTCATTTTGCGCGAGGATGACCGGGATGAAGAAGAAAATGACTAGCGAGAAGACGGCTAAAGATCCGAACTCTCGGATTAATAAATCCCTAAAAGCTTGGAAGTGCTGAGATGGACGCAGGAATGATTTGGTCGGGTGGCTTGTCCTTGGTTCTGGGGATGGTTGCCTTTTTTCTCAAAGAGAAGTCTAATGACCTCAAACGGATTGAGATCCTGCTCAACCGTACACGTGAAGAAATCGCAAGGGAGTATGTCACCAATGACGAACTTAACAAAATTACTGAGCACATTGATTCTCGCTTTAACAAGTTGGAAAGTAAAATTGACCAGCTTATTCAACAAGGGGCAAAGTGATGCCCAGCAAAAGTAAGAAGCAGCATGATTTCATGGAGGCAATTGCCCATAACAAGGCTTTTGCTAAAAAAGTGGGAGTTCCTCAGTCGGTAGGCGAGGATTTTGTAAATGCCGATAAAGGCAAACATTTTAGTAAAGGCGGTATTGATATGGCTACAAGAAAACGTGGTGTTAATCCAGCGATGGCGCTAATGGCAGCTCGTGCCATGCAAGCACCTCCTGCTGGTCCTGCTGCTCCTATGGCGGCTCCCGGCGGCGCACCTATGGGCGCACCCGGAATGAAACATGGTGGCTTGTCTAAAGCTCACCACAAACATCTGGCTCATCACCATTTGTCTATGGCTGAACACCATATGGCAATGCACGAAGGCCATCACAAAACTACCAAGATGGCTCATGGTGGTCATGCTTCTGAGAAGATGCACGAAATGAACCAAGCCAAAGAATTGCGCCGTATTGCTAAAGAAGAAGAGCATGAAGCCAGCGCAATGAAGCATGGTGGTAAAGCCCACAAAATGGCTCATGGCGGTTTTGCTGATGGCAAGTCCATCAAAGCCGGTGAAAAAAACCTGAAGCATGGCGAACACGCTGACCAGAAAAAAGGTCATACCCGTGGCAAAAACTTTGGCGACAGCGGCAAAGTTGAACCTATTGAGACTGAACACAACATCAAGTCTTTTGAAAAAGAAGGCATGAAGCATGGTGGTCATGTTAAGAAAATGGCTCATGGTGGCGCTACTCACCATCGTGCTGATGGTATTGCCCAACGTGGTCATACCAAGACCAAATTCTGCTAAGGAGAATTCCTATGAAACATCATTTAGTTAAAGAACATATGGAGCCAAAATCTGGCCCTGATATGGTTCGTCATGATGAGTTTATTGCGGAGCATGAAACTGAATCGCATAAACATCACAAGCATCATTTCAAGAAACATGCTGAACATCACAAGCACCACATGGACCATGTTCATGAGATGTGCGGTGGTGGTAAGGCGCACAAATGAGAGCCAGTCGTGGAATGGGTGCTGTTAACCCATCCAAGATGCCTCATAAAAAGGTTATCCATAGAACGGATAATCCTGATGCCGTTGATATGTATAAAGACGGTGGACAAGTTTGGGACAAGCCTAGACCTAAAGGTTTAGGTAAACCCAAAAAGTTAAGTGCTGATAAGAAGTCCAAAGCAAAGGCTATGGCTAAAGCTGCTGGTCGTCCTTATCCAAACTTGGTTGATAACATGAGAGCAGCGAGAAAATCATGAACTTATTTGAACGTGTCTTTAATCATGTGAAAAGTGCTGGTCACAAACTGGACAGCTCAGAACATCAATTGTTGAATGACTTTGTAGAGTTCTTAGGCAAAGAGAAATCTATTGTCGAAAACTTTTTGACTTCTAAAAACATTGATGCTTCACAAGGCGCAGTGGTTTCCAACTTTGTTGCTGAGATTGCGCCCACTGTCCCAAATGGGATAGTTGCAGATCCGGTTGAAACTCCAGTTGCTGAACCAATTCCTGTTATTGCTCCTGTAGATGTAACAATTGCAGCTGGTCCAGCTTATGAAGAGTATAAAGCTGCTGGTAATGTTGAACCTGCCCAAGCGAGTTAATCATGGCTGAAAAATGGATTCAACACGCAATTAAAAAAGCTGGTGCTTTGCGTGAAGCTCTTGGTGTAAAAGAAGGCCACAACATCCCAGCGAAGAAGCTGGCAGCAGCGGCCAAAAAACCTGGCAAGTTGGGTCAACGTGCTAGACTTGCTGAGACGATGAAACACTTCAAACACTGATCATGGCATATACCACAGGCACTTCAGTCTTTAATCTAAAGATTACTGACTTAGTTGAGGAAGCATTTGAGCGATGCGGCCTTGAACTGAGAAGTGGCTATGACCTGCGTACAGCTACTCGAAGTATCAACATTTTGACTGTTGAGTGGGCCAACCGTGGTATTAACCTGTGGACTGTTGAAGAAGGCCAGATCCCTTTGAATACGGGGCAGATCACTTATGCGTTGCCTATTGATACGATTGATTTGTTAAGTCAGGTTATACGTCAGGGCACGTTGCAAAACCAGATCGACATTAACATCAGCCGTATTTCTGAGGATACGTATTCAACCATTCCTAACAAGCTGGCTGTTGGTCGTCCTATTCAGGTTTGGATCAACCGCCAGTCTGGGAATGTAAACCCAACCCAATACTCGTTGTATGGG